CGGCCCTTGGGCGTGCCGATAAACGTGCCCCATCCATTGTAATCGGAAAGGGTCGGTCGTATGACCTCGGGCCAAGCCCTGGGGTCCATCTGCGCCGGCTCATCGATCGTAACGCCGTCATTGTAGAGACCGCGCATACGGTCGTAATTGTCAGCACCGTACAGGCGAACACGAGCACCATTGGGGTACTCCACCCACAATTCGCTTTCGCTGATCTGGATGCCCGGTATGGGCGCCGAGTAGTGCTTCAGATAGCCCCAAGCCACGTCCTTGGCCTGGGTGTAGGTCGGGGCAACGTAACTATACCGCGGAGGCGGGAATTGCCTCGGATTGGTCAACGCCGCCTTGATCTTGTCGTTGATGCAGCCGACCGTCTTGCCAAAGCGCCGATGGGCGACGATCTTGGCAAAGCGTTCTTTGCGGTCGTGATAGGGCTCGAACTGAGGACGCGGCGTGTACGGGATTACAATTTGAGCAGCCACAGGACAAATTCGCCGCCATAACCAACAACGGTGCAAGCAACCGAGATTGCCGCGAAAACGCCGGCCCAAAATACCGGCTCGCGCCACGCGTTCGGAGCAAAAGGCCTCATCACGATTTGAGCCATGTGATGGTGATCGGCCCGCCGTCCTCGTCACCCTGAACGATTTGCGTAGGCTTACCCCACCCTCGATCCAAAAGGCTGTTTGCCGCCGCTACGCGAGCCGCTGGCGGGGCTTCGGCCGAGTGCATGATGCTGGCAAGGGTTGCTAATGCGCCCTCTGTGTGGCCTCGCGCCAAAGATCGAATATCGGTAGGAGTTTTAGCCATTTACTGAACTTGGGGTCAAATCTTGAACTTGGGCCACTCATGCGGCGTTCCGGTATACGGCCATTCGGGATGAGCGAGGGAGGAAAGCTCATTCATGCCGCTGACCTTGAACACGTGCGTTCCGTCATGTTCGCCTGTTCTTGTTCCAGTGGCGGGCTCGGCCAGTCTGCGCCAACCAGAACGACAGAACCGTGCTAAACCCGTAGCGAATGTGAATTGGCTCTTTCATGTCGCTCTATCGAGTCTTCACCGCGTAAATCTCGCCCTTGTGCGAAACCAGAGCTGCCTTGCCCTTGGCGATCTTCTTGGCGAGGCGCTTCAAATGCTTCTTGGTCATGCCCCTAGCTCCATTCCTCGAATGAGTTCTTTGCGTCTTTCGCAAAGACGTAGTTCATAAGTCCAAAGACGATGTTGAGCAGAACCAGACAAAAATTCAGCGGCTCGCCCAGAAACGGCAGGTTGATCAAGACCGCGAGCGCATTCAGCGCTACCATCGAATAGAAAAACCTGTGCATCAGGCCGGATCGCTTTCTGGCGCGCTGTACTCACACGGCGCCGTGTCCTGGTTGTAGTTCGGAGGCGGTGCAGGGCTGAACGCCCTCCCCATCGTCCTCGCAAATACGTTCAGATCGTCTATCCCGCCGCCTCTCGTGTAGGAGCGGTCCTTTGAGTAGAAGTCAGGGTAGAGGATGTCGGCCATAGCGCCCTCAACGTTTAGTCCCGAAGCGGCGCGCGCTCACAAATCCCGCTGGGGGCAGGGGGTGATGTTCGGGATGGGCAGCGCACCGCTTCGAGAGGCTGGCCCTTCGCAGCTCGTCAGCAATCGGGAATTGCCCGATCGGGCCAAATTGAAAATGGGCAAAGAAAGCCCTCTGGCCTGAACCGCGGAAAAATCGGCAGGCCCGGTGGTAAGGGATGAACCCACGTCACCGTTGACGTGAGAAATGCCACGTTCAAATCCGCTTCGCTTGAACGGCGAGTGCACTCCAGGTTCACAGCGTGGCCTTCAGCTTGCGTAGGAGCGCCGCTGATGCCTTGTAAGCTTTCTGGTAGGTCGAACCACCATCCTGTCGCTCGACGCGCTGGGCGGCTTCCTCAAGCGCCTTACGAGCTGCGTCTGCGCGTTCAAGCTCAATCCGACGCAGGAAGTCAGCGGCCCCGCAGAAGCCGCTTCCGCCCTGCATCTCCAAGTCGTTTGCGGCCTCCTCCAAGCTAACATCGCGCGTCATACCGCTGCCCTCGCCCGCTTGCTGGCCCGCGGCCGACGATGGCGCTTGCGACGCGGTTGCCTCACCCGCTCCAGCCCATCGAGGTTGATGTCGTCAAACTCGCCGCGAATGTGTCCGAGAACGAGGCGGTTGATTTCAGCCTCAGTGACCCTGCCAGCGACGAGGCGGCCCCTGGGGTCGTATTTCGTCAGAACGTCGAAAACGCCCTCGACGTTCTTGACCTCGCCCCACCTGTCCGGTTCTGTCATGAAAAACAGATAGCCAGGCATCAGCGCCCGTTCCCGGCACGAGAACTTCCCGTCGCTCGCCCATGCCCGAACGTAGGTCGGCAGGAACGTCCCGTGATTGGTCTTCTCGATCTCCGGCCTCACCCAGTGAACGCGATTTGAAAACGTCCGGCAGACAGCCCAGTGTTCGGTTGGCATCTTCGCCATCATTGTGCCCCAGTGGTTGCGTGCCGCTAGGTTGCGTTTCACCCTCCCCCTACGGGGGAGAGGGTGCAACCGCAACTAGTTGCGGCAGGTTGCGGTGATAGGTTGCGCGCAACTAGTGCAACCTGAACGAATTAAGAACAAACGAGCCTCCAAAGCTGGGTGTTGCCGCTCGCGTCAAGGTCTGTTTCGATCATTTCCTTTTCGACCATGGAGGCCAGAGAACGGCTCAGCGAGCCCTTGTTGAGCCCTGTCATGGTGAGAAGCCGCATGAAGCCAAGCTCGCTTCCTGCCGCCTGAAACGCCTTGAGGATGATGCTTTCGTTCTTACTCAATACCGCCGGCTGCGCCCCTTCTGGGGCCGGTTCATCATCTCCTCTGAGATTCAGAACCAGGGTCGATTGCTCTTGTCCGTCGTGCTCGAAGTGAACTTTGGCTGTCTGTAGCTTGACCGTCTTGAACTCTTCGGCGTCCTTTTGCTTGCCTTCGGGTGCTTCGTTGATGATGTCTATCTGGTCATTCTTACGGCTGATCTTGATGACGGTATCGGCCGCTCCGCGGAGAACGTTGGAGCCGCGCTCCCGCTTGTCCTCATGCACGCCGGAGTGATGGATGATCATGACATTGGCGCCAGTGGCGTCGCGGAGCCGGTCCGAGGCGTTGACATAGGCATTCATGTCCGCCTGCTTGTTTTCGTCTCCCGAGCCGAAGGTGCGGGCCAAGGTGTCCATGACGATCAAAACCGGCCTTGTTGGCAGGGCCAGGATGGCATCGACCATCGCGTTCAGATCGTCCGAGGTGATCGCTACTGGATGCGGGATCATCTTGAACTGAGGCTTGGGGAGATCCCTGCCCCGCGTCTTGCGCCAGCCCACAGCGCGCCGGCCAAGGCCGTGGGCGCCTTCCGCGGCGACGTAGACCACAAGACCCTGCGAGGTCTGTTTGCCGTGCCACGAGGCGCCTGTGGCGATGCAAAGAGCTATGTCCAGGGCGACAAACGATTTCATCGCGCCTGATCGGCCCCAGACGACCGATAAGCCTGACTTTGTGAGTATCCCATCAATCAGCCATTGCGGGGGCTCGAGGCGCTCGATCTCGTCGATGTCGAGAAGCTGGATGCGTGGTCTCGGCTTTACCGATACCATCGTGGCAGCTTTGACGATCGCATGGGCGTTCCTGCCCTCACGGATGCAGTCAGCGGCGTCCCATTTATCCGGTGCGTCCTCTGGCGGGGTTACGCCGAGGACCGTGCAGCCCAGCGCCAGCAGGCGCTCGGAGACGCGCTGCGCGTAGTCGAACCCTGGGTGATCCTTGTCCGGCCAGATGATGACCTTCTTGCCGGCGAGTGGGCTCCAGTCTGTCTTGTCAATCGGAGCGTTGGCGCCCTGCATCGCGGTCGTGGCTGTGATACCTACCGAATTCAGCGCGTCAGCACAGCCCTCGCCCTCTACCAGGACGACGACGGGAGATGTCGCGATCTCAGGAAGGCAGTAAAGCGGGCGCATGTCAGGCGCGCCCATCACCCATTTCTGTTGTCCATCGACCGTCTTGAAGCACCACGGGCGAAAGGTTTTGGAGTCGCGTGTCCCGTCTGGCTCGAAGCGAACCACGGACGCGATAATGTTGCCGTGCAGATCGTAATAGCGATAGTTCGCAACAGGGGCGCCGAGTTCGATGTTTTCCTGACGTGGTTTGGAACCAAGCTCGTTTTTGCGCTTTTCGATCTGAGCTAGTGGCGTGGGCTGCCACGATGGGCGTTCCAGTTCGACCGGATCATTGAAATAATCGCGGGCGATTTCTTTGAGGCTCAGCACAAAGTTGGCATCGCCTTGGTATCCGCGCCATGCGCGGTACAAGGAGATCAGATCGCCACCATCCTTGGTCGCGTGGTCATACCACTCGCCGGACGCTAAGCTGATGGATAGCGAATTGCCCGGCTCGCCGTAAACATTGCCGATACGGGCTTCATTCTTTGTGAAATAGGCGCGGCCTGAAAAAAGCCAATTGATGAATCCGCGCACGTCATCGTGCAGCCTCGTGCGGATATCCTCCACATCGATGCCAGTTCGCGACACCTCGCCTTGCTTGCGAGCGGTGTTGAAGTCCAGAAGTTGCCCCGACAAAACTGTAGCCGCTTTCTCCTTATGCTACGCGAAACCAGTTGCGGTGATGCCTGAAAGTGATGCTATTCGGTCCAGCACGTCGCCCTGTGCGAGCACATCTTGCACAGGAAATGACTCGGGTTCTCGGTGATGCGCGGCATCAGCTCGCCATGCTGCACAGCCCTGATGACGGCCACAGCGCGGTCGGAAGCGGCTTGTGCGGCTTCTGCATCGAATGGCACCAGGAGATGCAGGATCTCGCAGTTGTCGGCGTTGACAGCCGTAAACAGAGCCGGATGCTCCTCAAGGCCGAGATAGGCCATGTAAAGCTGGCACTGGTCGAAATACTGCGGATAGGCTTTGCGCAGACCATCCTTCTCTAGCTTCTTCCAGCCGGACGAGCCGAGCGCCTTGTGCTCCCAGAGTGCCGGATACTTCAGAAACAGCGGCCCCTGAAGAAGGATGCCATCGCAGTGGCCGCGGAATAGACCATCAGCGGACGAGAAGCCGGTTCGCTGCGTTCCGCGCTCCATGCGGAAGCCGGCCTGCGCCATGGCCTTAACCGTGATCTCCTCGAAGGCGTGACCGCGAGCAAAGATGCGCTTGGTGCGAGCTGGGAATGTGGAATCGCGCTGCCAATCGAATTGCACCTTGCGGAGACATTCCGAGCCGATGGCGGACGCGCCGAGATATGGACGGCGCGCTTCGCGTTCTTCGGTCAGGGCGCCGGCATCAAGCACAGCGTTGATGAGCTGGTTGATGTCGGCGGATGCGTTGTTCTGGCGGTTAAAGTCGAGCATTGGCCCCTCAAGCAAGATGATATTTGCGGCAGTAGTGGCAGCGATATGGTTTGCGACGGTGCCTTACTTCGCTGCGTCGCTTGCCGGCGATGCGCGATGCTTCCGTGAAAGAGCCGAAAGACACCTTGCCCTGACATCCGGCCATCGCGCGCTCACTGAGTATCTTCTTTGCTGCCGTTTTCTGCTTGCGCTTTTGGTGCCAAGCGCCCGGCGAAAACGCGCCGTTAAAGTCGAGCATCATCACCTCCTAAAATGGGATATCGTCATCCATCTCGCCGCGAGCCACTAGAGGCCCGCGCTTAGCTGCTGAAATCTCGCGCTCGATTTCTGGCTGAGACAGCCGCTGCACCACCTTGTCGGTGGCCCCCTCATCACGAGCGGCAAGGGCTGCATCGACGAGCCGGTGGCAATGCCAGGCGAAGGAGGTCATGTTGTCCTTCGACCACCCGCCGATCGGCTCACCCCAAGGAAGCGACAGATCAGCAAGGCCCGGCAGAACGGTGGCAACCGCCCCGGCCTCCCAAGGCTCTGGATCGCGGCCCTTGAGGGTACGAATTGCAACGTCGTAGCCGATGCCTTCCGTGGTCGCCTGCATCGCCTTGGTTTTGATCCAGGCGAAGACGCAGGCAGCCGCAATCCAACCCCACTCGATCTCGCTGAGCGAGCCGAGCGAGGCTCGGGCGTTGATATCGCCGCCCGAGACCACTTCTTTCGCTGCATCGATGGCGGCTTGGGTCGCGCGAACGTCCCAATCCGCCTCGATGTCGCGAGCCCTCTTGGCTGCGGCCTGGGCCATTAGCTGGCCCACGCCGGCTTGGCCGAAGCGGCGCCAGCAGTGGCTTGCGCGGCCACGTTGGCAGCAGCGGCCCCAATCGGAGCGAACGAGCCGGCAGGCTTCGCAACCTGCTCGACCTTCGCCCAAGTCTTGCGATCCGGCGTGATCGCGGCGTCCAGCGTGTTCTTATCCTTGAAGCCAGAGCCCGGCTTAGCCACTTCAATGCCGATCTTGGCAATGAAGCGAATGCCGTCGAAGTCCCCCCACGAGGTGACGCGGCGGCCGTTCTTCGCTGCCTCGGACTCGTCATCAGGCCGAATGCCGCGGGCGCTTTCCAGGATCGCGCGGAGACGCGACGCTGAAATCTCGCCGGCTTTGGCGTGGCCTTCGGTCGTCCCCTCGATCGTGAAGAGCGTCCAGAACTTGCGCTTGGCAAACGGGCCTTCCAGCACGGTGAACTCGCAATCGAGTGCCATGCTGTCGCCGTTCTTGGAACGCTTCATCCACCCGCCCTCGCCGGCATTGCCGGGACGGATGGTCATGTGGACCGGCGCAATCGTGCCGTCCGCGATGAGACCGCTTTCGCGCTGCTGTTCTGCTGAGTTGAAATCGTAAGCCATGGTGTCTGTCTCCTTCGGTTTGCTGGTTAAGCTGCTTCGGTTTTACTCGGGATACTGTGGTCAACTGCGTGTCGCGGGGTCTTGCTGGTGATCTTCTGCAAGAGTTTGCCGAGATGCGGCTCCTCGATCTGATCGAGCCGGCCGGAACGATCCTTGGCGGGATAGACCCACGGATTGGGCTGGGTGCAGACAAAGGCGCGAACGGCCTTGCCATCACCGAAATCCACAAATTGCAGCGTCATGATCTGATCGACGATGCCGGGGAGTTCCTTGCCGGTCTTGCCGCCCTCGATCTGGAGCTGCCAGGACGTGACGTTGAACTCGTCCTTGAGGTTTTCGAGGATGCCGACGAAGATCACGTTCTTGCCGCGAGTGTGCTGCAAGTGGGTGAGCCAGCCGATCATCTCGCGGCCCATCAGGCCGTAAGTGCCGCGCGTGTCCTTCTTGCCCCGCTCGTTGAAGCTCTCGGGCTGCTGCTCGCACCATTTGAAGCAGAGCCGGCCGGCGACGGTGATGGAGTCAACGAAGTAGGTTTCGTACTTCGCGAGCCCGCTATCGCCACCCATGGCCTCGCAGACGGCATCATAGTGGGCTTGACTGTAAACTGCGGTCGCAGGCAGTGCCGGGTTCGGGCCGCCAAGGTAGACCGCAAGATCCCGGCACTCTTCCCATGTGCGCGGGCGCATCGTGTCCACCTCGACATCCTGCACGGCAAGGTCGCCGGCTTCCAGGTCGATAAAGAGGGACGACGGCAGATTGAGCGTGCGGAGAAGTGTCGTCTTGCCGACGCCGGCAGGACCGACAATGAGCGCCTTCACGCCTTTGTCTTGCGCCATCCGCTCGTCGGCGGAAATGATCTTCAGTTTACGTTCCACGTTTAGCTCCTTTGGCTGCTTGAGAGGACTTGTTCGAGGTGGTCGGTCGCAAAGAAAGTCTTGTCGCGGCGATAAGCGGACTTGAGCGCGCCCCATTCGGTCAGCAGCTCAAGCGCTTCCTCTATCGACTTCGCGGTGCCCCATTGATGGCCGAGCGCATGGCAGACTTCCCGGAATTGCTTCTGGGTGGCCGACAGCGAGCCGCCCGGCTTCTTCATTTCTAACCACGCAACGCGCCCTTGCGGGAACATGAAGCAGAGATCGGCGACGCCGGAGCGCACACCTTCGGCCTTCATCTTGACCGCGTTGCGAATGTGCCGGTTCGCCTGGTTTGGAATGGCGAAGTAGTAAACGTCAGGACTGGCCGCATAGTAGAGATAGTCGATCAGCGTCGCTTGGATGCGATGCTCGGATGGGCCGGGTGGCTTGGCGCTTGGCTTTTTCATGCGACGCTCCACACCAGCGTCGGCTGCCGCCTGAATTGCTCAAGGCGTTTGTCGATGTAGATCGGATCTTTTTCGCCGCGGCGCTTTCGGTCGAGCGCGGAGTATCCGGGCGGCGGGTCGCCGCAGATGATCCCGGTAATGGTCCTCGGGACTGACAGGCGCCGAGCACGATCCTCAAGTAGGTCGAGCGAAGCCACGACAGGGCGAACGGCATCAACTCCTTTTTGCTTGATGCCGGTGCAGCGCTCGCCGCTCTTTGCCTTGCGGATGGCTTCGGCTTCGTTGCGGCGCTTCTTTTGCTCGTCGGTCATGTTGAGCCAGCGCCAGCGGTGCTCGCAGCTTCGCCATGACCGATCCATGAGGCGGCCGATCGTCTTGAAATCCCGGCCGTGCGTTTCCATCAGCTTCAGAAGCTCGGCCGTCTCAGCCTCGTCCCACATGCGGTAAACCATCCCCTACCCTCCTTGCCCGCGAAGTGATGCAGCGGGCCTATCTCCTCAAGTAATCCCGCAGCCTACGATGAGCTGCGATCCGTCCCTTTCGCTGGCGCCACCAGTAGGCCAGCGCTTTCCAAAGCCGCATCGATTTCTTCCTTAAGCAAGCGTTCTCGGTCTCCCGCCTGTTCGACGCGCTCACATACCTGGCGATAGACGTTCATGAGGTTCATCCCCACTGTGACGCGGGGCTCTTTGGCCCCGTTGGTAGATAGAAAACTGCGAAGCCACGTTGCCGACGTGCCAACGGTCTGCGCGACGACCTCATAGGCCAACATGCGCGATCCGGTACGGCGCTCCTCGCGTTCGACAAGGGCCGCTGCGGCATTCCTGGTTAGGTTTGCAACCCCGTTCATTGCTTTTTTCCCTGCATACTTTGCAGCCATTTCTGCAATTCCTCATGCTTGATTGCTCAAGTCATGAAGCAACACACTCGCGATAGAAACACCTGGACACACATCGGCCTGGCCGCCGAGC